CCTTCTCCTGCAATCCGAGGCTCTCGGCCCACTGGCTCTGCTGAGCTTTATGCTCGGCATTGAACTGGTCGTTCTGTGCCTGCATCCGTGCTTGTTCGAGCGTGAGCTCTTGACCGAGTCTGTCGGATTCGAGCTGTAGCTGCTCACTGCGATACTGAACTTCTGCCTCGTCGCGAGCCTGCTGTAGATCCATGTCCTTGTTAGCGAGCTGTATCCGCTCAGTCTCTTGATCAAGCTGGCGTGTGCTCAAGCCCAGCTCTTGGAGACGGCCTAGTCTTGACTCTTCGAGTTGTGCCTGCTGCTGCGACATCTCGGACTGGAACTGCTCGTTCTGCATCGTGAGACGTTCACGCTGGATATCGAACTCTTCTCCTGCGAGCTCGGCCTGTTGCGCCATCTCATCTATCCTGAGATCGATCTCAGCCTGGTTGGTGGCTTCTCTGATATCCATCTCCCGCCCAGCTTGCGAGGCCTGGTTCTGGATTTCTTGAGCCTTCAAGTTGAGTGATTCGGTGTCGAGTCCGTACTGCTGGATTCGAGATTGCTGAGCTTCGCTGAGCTGAGCCTCGAATTGAGACTGTTGCTGTTGTTGCTCGGACGCGAACTGAGTCTGCTGGACCGTCGCTTGGGCCTGACGATATGCCTCGTCAAGATCCATGCCCTTCTCTTGGAGACGGAGCGCCTCTCGTTGGATCGCATTCTGGGTGCCGTATTGCTGCTCGAACTCATACTGGCCTTGCCCGAACTCGGAAGCCCAGCGTGCTGCATTCTCTTCATCGCCGCCGAGTGCCCGCTGGAACTCACCCGAACGGAACCCGATATCGGCAGCACCAGCTCTGTCTTGAGCCCAAGCGTCTGCGGCTGCTTTATTGAGGTCGGTCATGCGCCTCGTGCGCTCTGCCTCAAGGTCTGTCAGCATACCTGAATAGAGCTCGCCCTCGACGCTGGATCCTACCATACCACGTTGAGACATGAACTCGTCAAGATCGACTTGGGCAGCTTGTCGTTTGGCTGCGAGGTCCGTGTCTATCTGGCTGGTGAAGTCCTGTATGAGCTGGCTGTCGTAACGACTCGGGGCAGCCATAGCGCCACTGGCAAAGTTCTCAAGGCCTGGAGCAGCAGCCGCGCCACGGAACGCACCTGGAGCAGTCTGGTGTTCGACGGGACCAGCTCCTGCGGGACCAGCCGGAAAGCCTCCACCCGCGCCCCATCCCGCCTCGGACAGGGTTATCTGGGTAGGATCGAATGTCTGATCTGGGTTCGCTGTCTCCCAGGTCTTCTGGAGATCCTTGGCTCTAGGAGGCCTTATGGCAGGAGTATCTGTATTAATCGGCATTATGTACCCAGGTCTGCGAAGGCCATCTTATCTGCTCCATCGTCGCCGTCGAATTTCGTGTATGTGCTGCCGTCCCCTTCCAGGAATACTGGAATCAAGAACAAGTAGTAGCGGTTCGTGCCATTCCTGCTGATCGTCAGATCCTGCTGGCGGTTGCTCCTGCAATCCACCCTGGTCGAGCTCACATAGCTGCTGGTGCTGTAGGTCGCACCGCCCTTGCTCGTGGCCGTGCTCTGTACCTGTGCCTGCACGAACTGTGTTGCTCTCGATGCTACGAACCGCACGTTCACGTCTGTCCCAGCGCCAGTGTCCTTCTGTCCCTCGATCGATACCCTCTGTTGGTTGTCCCAGAACGAAGCCAACCCGCGCAGGAATCTGTCGAGCTCCGGCGGCAGGCCCAGAGGCAGACTGTAAGGACCACCTGGCATTTACCATGACTCCCGCATCACACCAGCAGCCAGCTCAATAGCAGCTATCTTGACAGCCGCTGTAGAGGTGACCTCGACAGGCAACGCAACACCCTTGGCACCTACCCTGGCTTTCTTGGTGGTTGGTTTGGTTGAGATGCTGAAACTCATCGTATGTGCCGTGCTGTCCACGCCGTCAGCCTTGACCCTCACTGTTACGTCGCTGGCTGCCGCCTGCTGCGAGGAAACACGCACTACACGAGCTCGCTTGTCACGCATCGCCTGCTGGAACATGAACGGACGTGTCACGAGTTTGAACGATATGTCTTCGCCACCAGTGCCTCCTGGCTCGGCGTTGTCCGTGTCACCCTTCTCCAGTTGCCGCACGAACCCGTCGTAGCCACAACTGATTGGTGTCGTGGTTAGCTGAGCTCCAGCGAGATCTGCCAGGAATAGTGCAGCGTGGTCATGTACGGTGGACGCGAAGTCGAGATACCCGTCCGAGTCTATCGTCATAAACTCGCCACCAGTGAGCGTAGTCGTCAGATACCCGAGCAAGGTGTCGCCAAGGTCTCGATCAGACGTTGCGCTTCTTTCCAGGTAGCCGCTGCTGTCTACATACAGAGTATCGTCGTCTGAGGACGCATAGCGGTGCAGCATGAGTGCTGGGGGGTGCTCCTCTGTCGGCGGCCTGTAGCCGATCATGTAATCGTTCTGAGACGATGTTATAGGAACCGCACACCAGTACTCGTGCTTCTGCGGCCAATACAAGCCGACAGCGGTTCCTGGAGTGCTCGATAGCTGAGACCAATTGATGCCGTCCATAAACTTCTGGATGCTACGAGTGGCAAGCTGTATCTGGCCGCCGATCTGGTAGAATTCCACACCTCGCTTGCTCAGCCAGCACACGCCCTGGTTACCTACAGCCTGAATCGTGCGTGGTGCCACGCATCCCACCGATCGTGATATACCCCGAGCTCCAGCCTCGACTTCCAGCGTATTGAACCCGTATCCCTCGATGTAGCCTGTGCTCTCGCTCTTGAACACCATTAGCACGCTACCAAGCTGGTATAGCCCAGTGAGGTGTATGTCACCGTCATGGGTCTGTGCCTTGACCGTCAGCCCGTCTGGGGTAGCCCAGGTGTCTATGTCTCCCACCTTGGATGCGACCACGTCTATGCCGCTATGTCCAGTAGCCCACAGTCTGTTACCAAATACGGCTAAGTATTTAACATTATTTGGTATGTTCGAGATCGTGGCCCAAGCGGATCCGTTCCACTGATAGGAATTCGTGCCACCGTTCGCTGCACAGAGCACGTTGACCGCACCCTCGCGCATGATGACCAGGCTCCAGAATGCCTCTGTGAGGCCCGTAGCTTGTTGTGTCCAGGACGCGCCCTCGTTGGTTGACGTGTACATCTTGTCGCCCATAAACACTACGAGCTGCTGTGCGCCAGCAGCCGTATGATATTCGATGGCCCCAAAGCATTGAGCTCCAGAATTCAGAGCTGTAGTGTGCAGCTTCTCACTGCCGCCTCTACGCTCGACCGTCTGCCCGTCGAAGGACACACGCCCATTCTGGAGGAGCTCGCACTCGTCTGGCTTATACTCGACAGGAGCGGCAGTGTCATTCATGCCCCTGGCAAACGAGAGCTGCTGCTCTTGAACCATCAAAGCCATATGCTACTACTCAGCTTTCTCGATGTGGAGCAATGCTGCCATATCGATGATTGTGTTCGGTGAGAGTGACACGCCGTTCGTTCCCTCTGCCCAGCCGAGCTCGTCGCCGTCCTGGTAGAGTGTGAACCGTTCTGAGATATTGAGCTTCTGGGCCATTAGGTCGTTGAACGCAGCGACGTACTCCGGCCAGCCAGGCATATCGGATCTCACCTCAGTAGCCGTCTCTTCGCCCTCTCCAGGTATACCGTATCGCTCGACAAGACCGCCATTGAGCTCCTGCACGTCCTCGATGCGATCCTTGATCAGCCTCTGCACCTCGACCATACGAAGTGCTACGCCCATCGGGATCTTGGTGTTGCCGCACTCTCTGAGTGCAACTTGCACCGTTCCGAGCTCGGCGTTCGTGATTGTAGCTGATGCCTTTGTTGCCATCTTAGTACTCCCATGAATAAGTATTAGCCATTTTTAAGCCTCCAAAGCTTCTATACGGGCCATTAAGTCTTTAACTACCGAAACGAGGGGTGCGACTACCCTGCTGTATTCCACATAATCTGGTGATTCTTCTCCACCTTCAAGACGATATTTCACCAGCAGTTGTTCTACTTCGTCAACCTCTTCTGCGACAAAGCCAAGGTGCCGTTTACCGTGGTCAAACGGTATATCCGCACCCTCTGACACAGACAAACCCTCTTTTTGACGATAGGTAATGGGACGCAATCCTTCGATTGTCGCCCAAGCATCTTCCAACTCATAATCTTCTACGTCCTGCTTGTACTCTATCGAAGAAGTCGAGCGATACAGCTTACCACCAGAATCCACATACACATTGGCATCACTACCGCTGGTCGCACTGTACGCCGAAGGCATCATCACTTCAGAGGCATTCAAACGTAACTTCTCTGAACCTCCGACATACAGCCGAACTTCATCCGAACTGGTTTCTGCTATGTAGGTGTCATTACCGCCGTCGAAGTAGAGCTTGCCCGTGGCTTTCAGTGAAACGTTTTGATTGCCGTCAATTGAAATGGCGAGGGCACTAGTATAAAAATCCATCGTGTTAGAGCTAGACTCTACGATATATGTATCAGATCCGCCGTCTAGGTAGACCCTACCCGTACCATTGACGATCAGATTGCGAGTACCCTGCATCTCAAGAGATGTAGCGTGGAATCGGCAATTCGCGGTCCCACCAGCGACTACCTCTATGTAGTTACCGCCAGCCTCGTGGATGTAAGTGTCGCCACCGCCATCTAGGTAGAGCTTATTGGTAGCTGGGATCTTTATATCCCCAGTTATAGTGCAAGTACCATCAGTGAGCCGCATGGCCTCAGTATCGCCGCAGTACCAGCCAATAATGTTGTTGGAAATCAGCGTTGTATAGGTATCAATTCCACCATCCCAGTAAATCTTACCGCCGCCTTGCATCAGAATATCATCAG